CCTAACACCACGATGAACCTGCTGCAGTGGATCAAGCAGAACAACATCGTGACACAGCAGACTGGAATGCCGATCGAGATCCGCGCGGTACGCGGCCTCGATACCGGTGGTGCCTCCGGGAATGGTCGTGTAGTCTGCTACAAGAAAGACCCGGAGATCATCAAGATGCACGTCCCCATGCCTCACCGGTTCTTGCCGGTATGGCAGCGCAGCCCGTTGGTCTACGACATCCCCGGCATCTTCAGAGTCGGTGGTCTCGAGATCAGGCGACCTGCGACGGTGAGGTACGTGGACGGAGTATGCTAGTCCACATTTAGATGGAAGGTTAAGTCATGGAAGGTCCGGTTAATCTTGAGGCGCTGCGTCAGAAGACGCCGCCCTCGGCCTCCGAGATGGTGACCACAGTCACCCTCGACAAGCCGCGTCCCCAGCCTAACGTTCCTCAGATGGTCATGCTGCCATCGAAGGAGAGGCTGGACGCATCTCATCACTACACGACGGTCAAGAACACCAGTCAAAATCAGGTCCACATCGTCATGGATCGTTCCATGACGTGTCACGATCTGATGCCTGGAGAGTCGAAGATCATCGATATGATCGACCACGAGGTCGAGGCGTTCCGCGAGCTCGGGAGACCGAACCGCGGAGTCTACACGGTAGGCCACATGGCAGGTCTTCCGCTGCCGGCGCATCCGCTTCAGTTTCCCGATCTGATATTGCCGGAGTCGGCACGGATCGACGATGGTGGTGGAGGTGACAACGGTCCCCAGTCGGCTCCGGGAAAGATCAACCGGGCAGGCAAGGGCTGATGGCCACCACCGCAGACATCGTGTCGTTCAGGTCTAACTTCGCGGAACTGAACAGCGCCACCGATGCTCAGATCGCCTCCAGTATCAATGTCACTGACGTGATGCTCGGAGACGGAACCAATTGGGCGAGCCAGAAGGACTTCGCTCTGGCTCGACTCATGTACATCGCCCACCAAGTGACGCTGCAGTTGGTTCAGGCTGCCAACGCAGCTGGTGGCACGGGGTTTGCCGACATCTACGTAGACTCGATCAGGTTCGGAGAACGCAACATCAGGTATGCTCAGCGCAAGGGCGTGATCGACAACACGAATCTTGACGTCGAAGAAGCGATCTTGGCCACGACTAATCCTGGTCAGATGTTCTTGGAACTTCGCGAGCGCAACATCATTCCGGTGGCGCTGGTGCCAAATTGGTGTGATTGCTGATGCTCATCTGGAGAAACTTCGAGGTCCTCGTAGACAACGCCGTCGATAAACAATTCGGCGAGCCGGTGAAGCTCATTCCGTGGATGGGTGGTCAGCGCGTCAGCGACACCGGAAGTCAAGACATGAGCCGCAACGTTCTCAACACTGTCGGCGTCTATTGCACTCCTGGTGCCAGGGCGACCGGTGAAGCAGGCACCATCGCCACTGGATTGGCTACAAATATCCAGTCTGGACGAGAATGGATCTCGATCCAGGAGGAAAATCTCGGTGACCCGAGTCTGTGGAAGATGTATGACCGTGTCTTCTTGTCAGATCAGCTTCCGAACCAGCAGTGGCATTCAATCCAGGAGATCCAACCATCTGCGACTAAGCGATACAACCTTCTATTGATCCGCCTTCAAGATCCTACACCTCTGACGTGAGGATTTCATGAGCCTGATTCGTCCGATCTTGCGAGCGACTGCTGTTGCCGCTCTTAGGGATCGGACCTGGGCTGCTGATCGTGTCTATGACTCAGACCTCACGCCGCTGTCGGTCGCCGTCTATGGCGGACCACCTCAGCCCTACATCGTCGTCTATACAGACCTCGATGACATCAATCCGGTCGACAATATCGCTAAGGTCTATGCCAGTGACAATCGCATCTTGAGTTTGGCGATCGAGGTTGGCATCGCTTCTGCGGTTCGCAATCAACAGAACGACATCGTGATCCAGTTCGCCGCCACCGACTCAGGAATGGAATGGGCTTGTGACGTGGTGTCGAGCCAGGTCATGGCTGCATTGGTAGGAGATACCAAGTCGGAATGGGGCGAGCTGTTCAAGCGACTCGTCACCAAGGTACGAAGGATACCGTCACGACGTGGAGGTATGTCGCAGCAAGGCGTCAGGTTCGCGGCCAGGAGAATCACCTTTCAAGTTCAGCCGTTGTGGGACTTCATTCCAGGCCAACGTCCTCCTGCCGTTCATCCAGTATGGGACTTCATCGCCTTGGCGAAGGCTAATCCAGAAGTCAACATCGTCGATGTCGCAGGCATCATCGAGGGCTTGATTGATATTGATTCGTTACCGGACTGGAGAGTCGCTCAGTCTCAGCTCGGTCTTACTCAAGATGGCATCGAAGCTCTCAATGTAGGCAGCACGCCACTGCCACCGCCATACGTAGACGACGAAGATCTCGACGTTCCGGTGCCGATGATGACTGTCATCACGGTGTCGGATACCGAAGATGGTGGTCTTTCCACTACCGTTACCTATCCTGTCATCGCGGTCGGTTCTCCTGACATAGACATGCCGACGATGACGATCGTCAGCACGATGGTCGCGTTGATGACCAAGGTAGGCTCTCCTGTGTTCACCAGGCCTACGGTGACTCAGAACTGAATGGAGACAGGTCATGGCCGAACTCGCAATCTCTGTGCTGTGGTTTCTTGTCGGTGTCGTCATCTTCTGCGGTATCGTGTGGATTGCGCTCTATGTGCTCAAGATGTTCGTGCCGACACTGCCGCCGCGGTTCGAGCAGGTAGTGTGGGTCTTGGTGCTGCTGTTGATCCTGATCTACCTGATCTCGATATTTGCAGGCGGCGGAGGAGCGATCCGCCTTCCTCGATAGATGCCTACATCTCTAACCATAGACACCTCAGACTTGCTGCGGTGGTCGCGTCTCATGAACAACGTGCCGAGACGCACCGGTGCGGCGATCGCCAGGGCTCTCAACACGGTTGGCGACAATGTCATGAAGGAGTGGATTGCCTTCAACGCAGAGCAAACCGGGTTCGATCCTGACGTGATTGAGAGGTCTATTCAGGTTCACAAGGCAACTTCTAACGATCTGAGATGGGAGATGGATGCTACTGGTCTGTCGCCGAACTCCGAAGGTTCGCGGCCATGGCAGACTAGGGACGATGCTGCCTTCAACGATGACAGGTCTCTGGTGAAGGTCGTGACCAGAGGAGACGAGCATGTCTGTGAAAAGTGTCTCGACGTCGCCGATCACTCGCCGTACACTATGGCTGAGATTAGGGCGTTCAATCCCTACGGCATGGGCTTCGGACAAGGCACTAATCTTGTCCATCCTAACTGTCGCTGCATTACTCAGGCGTGGCAAGCGACACGCATGTTGCCGGTGACTACCACGTCATCTGCTCCTCCGGAGCTGTTCACCATGCGTCAGCTCGGTCGGGCAATAGCCGACGAGATGAAGATCGTGCTGACTGCAACCGACTGAGGACTCGATTATGGCAGTAGATCCTATGCAGAAGTTGATCTTCCAGATGGCCGAGCTTCGCCGTCAGGCGGCTCATTCTGATCGCGTAGGCTCGGTTCACGAGATCCAAGGCAACAAGATGAGAGTCAAGCTTGGTCTCAAGAAAGATGGTACCGACTGGCTCAGTCCGTGGATCCACACCACTGACCATCGTGGCGGAGAGCGTCAGAAAGAAGTCTACGCGGTAGGCCAGAATGTCAGGGTCGCGGCGACTGGAGCCGATTTCAGGCAAGCCACGATATCTCCCTACGCTCCGAGCACCGAGCATCCTCAACCTGACCATGCCGGATCGGCCGGTGATAGTGCCCATACCTGGCAGAACGGCAACTCGACGGTCACTAAGAACGACGGCAGCCACAACCTCATGCAGGGCGACGGTAGTGATCCCGATGTTAACTCCCGCACCTCGAAGGACGGCGGCTTCTCCGGCTTCGTCAAATCTGGTGGCGGGCACAATCGGGTGCAAACCCACAAGGATGGCGTCTGCCTGTCGTTCAAGGACGACGACAAGACGATCCACGTCGACAAAGACGGATGCTGGTGTTCGCAGCCGCTGCAGATCAAGAAGCCACCATGGCAAGCCGACAACAAGTCTAAGTAGAGGAGAAGCTCATGCCGAAGTCAACTCGTCATCACAACATGGCTCTCAAGGCGGCGAAGAATGCAGTGCCGGAGCGCAAGCCGTATGCCATCGTTGACGTGAACCACACGCCTGACCTCAGAGGTGAGTTTGCCGGAGTTAAGGTCAAGCGCCAGAGTGGTCAGCAGATCGTGATGCTCACCGACAAGCAGGCTAAGTTCTACATCGATTCAGGATCGATCAGGCCTCTCGCGTCATGAGCTCTGCTGACATTGAAGAAGCTCAAAAATCTAGTGGCGTAGACTATCCGGTCATCGATAACGAGTTTTATCGTTCTGTCAATGCGATATGGCCTGATCTTCTCAACAACCAGGCATTGATATCTCCAGCTCGCAACGGCATGAACCGGTTCACCGGTAAACTCATGCAGGGCTGGGACCACGTCGAGCAAAGCATGGAAGTGATCTTCGCCACGCCGTACCACGAAAGAGTGCTGCGACGATGGGTTGGAAGTTTCGTGCCGATGCTCCTCGGAGAGAACTTCGTAGAGCGGATCGTGATGAGGTTCTACTGGGCGATTGTCACCGGCATCGATCTGTGGGAGCCAAACTATCGCATCCGTCAGGTCTACTTCATGGGTGACGCACTGTCCGGATGGGCACCGTTGCCTAGCACCAGTGCTGCTGCGATGATCAGGCTCGGTCAAGGCATCTTCCGCAACGAAGGTGTCTATCGTCCGCGCGGACATCTTGGTGATTTTACTCCAGCCGATACTAAGCAATCTGCTCTCACCGGAAAAGGTGATGGCATATGGGATGTCGAGAGCACGCCAGGATGAGGGGAATAATCGGTGGCGACCAATCTCGTTACGACGACTCCTACACGGTTTCCTGTCATCAGGCCCGAACTTCTGCCGCCGATGGCGGTTCTCGAGTCGATCAGCACCGAGAAGATCATCGCCGATCGCATGCAGCAACTGGTGACTTT